TTGAGTCATTTACTATCCCGCCTGACTGGAAGAAGTTTCGAGGCATCGACCACGGCATTAACCATCCTACGACATGTATATGGGCGGCAGTAAACCCCGTAGGCGAGATTTACGTTTATGACGAATATTGTGAGTCCAATAAGACTATTAAGGAAAACTGCGAGGCTATACGAAGTATTACAGGCGGAGACAGGATTTGGTGGACAGCGATTGACCCTGCAACAGAGTCTCGTGATCCGCAGACAGGACTGACTAACAGGAAAGAATACCAGAACAACGGCATTATTACCCGGTGGCAACGGACAGACAAGCAGGCGGGCATAAACTACATTAAGCAGTTATTACAAGATAACCCCGCATCAGGACGACCGACACTATTTATATTTAATTCCTGTTATAATCTGATTAAAGAATTTTTAAGGTATCGGTGGAGAAGTTATCACGGGTCAGAGAACGGTAAGTCTAATGACGTAGTTAAGATGAACGACGACTGTTTAGACGCTTTGAGATATATGGCTATGAGCAATATTAGATACAGCGTAGAAGAAGAAATGTACGGCGAGGAAGAAGACAAGCCCGCATGGTATGTAAACTAAAGAGGGAACTATGGAAGTAATAAAGAAATCTGACAAAACTAAATACTTAGACTTAGTAAACCAAAACCAATGGGATTCCGAACAATACCTTCGGACATCTGACTATTTTGATGAATGGAAATCGTGGAATGACCAGTACAGGTCTATTCCCGATAAGAAGCCCTACTCTTGGATGAGTAATAACTTTGTACCCATGACTCAGTCTAAGGTAGAAGCGGCTGTATCTAACTTGATTGGCGTTATGCTGTCTATGAACCCGCCGTTCCAGATTAAACCCAAAGAATCTGGGGACGTTGACCAGGCAAGAATAATGCAGTCTTTGTTACAGTACCAAATGGAAGAGTCAGGATTTTATAAAGTCTTTCAAGAGTTTTTGAGGTCAATATGTATTTACGGCACGGCAGTCGGTAAAGTCGTTTGGGACACAAGATTTCAGCAAGTTACAGAGTGGACACCAAAGACAGAACCTATACTTTCAATTTTCGGTATGCAGTTAGGACAGAGGTTTTTAGGTAATTTCCCTGAGGTTAAAGACAAAAAGATTTATGGTTATCCGAGATTCATTCCATGTAACTTAATTGACATATTCCCCGACCCTGCGAGCATTGATGTTCAAGACGGTTGGATAATTCATAGGACATTTAGAAGTAAAGATTATTTATTAAAGATGCACGAGGCTTATCCTGATGTCTACACAAAAGAAGTTCTTTTAATTGAAGACGCTGATACGACCGAAAAGAAAGAAGCGGATGCAGAGACTTATTCAAGTATCGGTAGAGACTCAGAGCCTTTAGTTAAAAGAGAACCCAATGAGGGTAAAATTGAGCTATTTGAAAGATGGGGTCTTGCGGAACAAAAAGTTGACGGAAAGACAGAACTCGTCCCGTCTTGTATTACAGTAGCTAACGGCAAATATTTAATCAGGAACACAGCAAACCCTTTTTGGCATCAGTTAAATCCTTTTATTAAAGGTACTTACATACCTGCTGAAAATAGTTTTTACGGGATAGGTATTCCCGAGATACTTGAAGGACTGCAAAACAATTTGAATGAGATATTTAATCAGAGGAACGACAACATAAGTTTTGCTTTAAACAAACCTGTTACGATTAAAAAGGGTGCTGGGATAAACACAAAGAAGATGACACTTAAACCCGGTGCAGTCTTTACGACTGACGAAGAAATTGACGGGTCTATAAGATTCATGGACATAAACGACTATACAGGAAACTCTTTTAGACACCTTGCGGACATTGAAAGATGGTCTCAAGAAGCTTCGGGTGTAACGAATTTGACTATGGGTATAGCCGACCCCTCACAGAACGACACCGCCTCAGGTATGGCTATGTTACAAAGAGCTTCTGGCGAAAGGTTTATGGGTATAGCCCGTAACTTAGAGAACACGGTCTTTAAAGAAATACTTAAATTTTATTATCAGTTAGACTATCAGTTTTTAGAAGAAGACGAAGAAGTCAGGATTGTCGGAGAGTTCGGTCAGGGATGGACTAAAGTCTCTCCCGAAGTCGTAAGACGCAGTTATGACATTATCCCTGCGGGAGTCTTTACATCCGAGAATAAGGGACAGAAGTCATTAAGACTGATTCAGTTCCTTAACATAATGAAAGGTAACAACAGACTTAAAGAGACGGAACTTTTAAAGAAAATATATTCAGCATTAGACATTGGGGACACACCTGAGGAACTTATCAGGACAGAACAAGAAATGTCGGAGTTACAACAGCTTGCTGAGCAAATGGCTTTACAGATGGTTGCACAGGCTCTACAACAGCCAATACCGGGAGAAAAGTCCCCCAAGACACCTGGAATGGGCGGTAGTCAGAGTATGGTAGGCGGAGAGGTAGCCGGGACTCCCGGAGTCCCCCCTGTTAGTCCTGGCATACCACCGCAAGACAGAGTTTAGGAATAAATGAACAGAACACAAATAGATGTATTAGAATCACTTAGGATGCACGGTGGGTGGTCTTTATATCAAACCCTCTTACGAGACAAGTTTAATATAGAGTACGCCAAACTGCGTAAGTCTAGGCGTAACGATGTAGGTTACGGAAAAATATGTGGTATGTTGGACGGCATTGAATACTCCTTAGCTGTTATAGATAATATAATAAACGAGGGAGTAGACGAACCACAACCCCAATAAGGGGCGGTTCAAAGGAGATGTCATGTCAGAAGAACTAAAAGTAGTAGAACCCGGAACTCTTGAAAAGCCAGCGGTAAACCCTGGAGAGGCGATGACGGATGTACAGCTAGACCAGGCGATCGCAGACAAAATGAAAGAGATATCCCAACCCCCTGTAGAGGACAAGGTTGAAGAAGTTAAAGCCCCTCAAGAACCTGTGGTAGAGGATAAGCCCGTTGAACAGGAAAAAAAGGAACAGCCTCAGACACCTGAACAAAAAAACGAAGCTGAGGTTGAAAAGAAGGACGAGAAGAATGACGCTTTTGCGAAGTTGAAAGCCAAAACGGGTGTAAAGACTGTTGACGACATGGTTAAAAACTATGACGAGGCAGTTAAAAAAATACATCAGCAAGGTCAAGAACTCGCAAATTTGAAAAAAGTCCAGCAATCGCCACAACAGACTTATCAGGGTAGCGAATTACCTACTAACCCGCCCGCTGATCCCGAAGAAGCGAGACGAATCGCTAATGAGTGGTTTCAGAATAATGTGGAAAAAGACCCTGTTGGAACTATTGCGAAACTTAACGATGCTCTTATGCGACCTATTAGGGAACAGAACAGAGACATTGTATTCAAGAACGAAGTAATGCGTCTTTCAAGTCATCCGACTACAGCAGACTTTAACACTCCCGAAATCCAAGACGAGATGCAGAAAGTCATATCCGAGAAACCGCACAGATTCTTAGACGGTTTTGGAAAGGTAGACCCAAGCACTCTTGAGGACGCTTATTATATAGCAAAAGGGAGGATAGTTAGGAATGTTGTTCCGCAAGTAGTCCAACCGAAAATAAATAAGCCCGTACCTGTTGAGGGAGTAAACAAAAATCCTCCTCAGAGACCCAAGGCTTTTAATCCGCACACAGCTTCCCAAGAGGAGTTAGATGCGGAAATAGCAAGACTACAAAAAGAAATACAGGTATAAAACTAAAAGGAAATTACGATGGCAGATACACTAAGTAACACTACTATATTAGATAATCTAATAGCAACAAAATTTGAAAAGGTGGCTTTACCGAGACTTGTAGCGAAAGCAAAACTTTATCAGTTCGCTGATAAATATTCTCTTGCTAAAGGCGATGGTAAGACCATAGTAATGAACGCGTGGACGAACTTCTCTCCTGTTAGTGCGGCTCTCACAGAAGGCACAAACCCTTCTCTTGCGGGTCTCTCAAGCAGAAAAGTTACGGCTACCATAGCGGAATACGGTCGTGGCATAAAGGCAACCGACTTGGTTGAATATACATCAAGCATAGATGTTATGAAGGGTGCGATTGAAAACCTTGGAGATTCAGCCGGATTGGGCGTTGATGATGTTATTAAGTTAGCAATATTCAAAAGCAACCTCTCTGCCAATATCAATGCCAGAATATTGTCTGCTTTCATGAGTGCCAGAGTTTCGGCGTTCAAAGGCGACAATTCCGGTCAGTCTGCTTATACTTTCGGATTTACTCCGATATTTGCAACTTCGTGTACGAGACTTTCCGCAGTCAGCAAGATTTCAAGCGGAACCGGCCCGACTGTTTCTGCGGGACTTTGCAGGAAGTCAATTCGTAAAGTTGTAAAGACGCTAAGGTCTAACAATGCGATGGAATTTGCGGACGGATATTTTGTTTGTATCGCCCCGACTAACGCCATTTCAGACTTGGCTTCTGACCCTTCACTTGCTTCATGGTTCAGCTATTCTAACCCCGATTGGGCGAAGAAAGGCGATGCCGTGGCTCCTGTGGAAGGTGTTAGGATTGTAGCTTCCAACAATATGCCTCAGCATTCACTAAATGCACTTACACACAAAAATTCGTTGTGTTTCATTTTTGGTAAAGGTGCTTACGGTGCAGTAGAACTTGGTAGTGGGAAAGGCAAAGGTTTTGAGATAATTATCAAGAGACCTGGAGCTAATGACACTTCCAACCCGTTGAATATGTATTCGACCGTAGCCTATAAGTTCAAAATGGTAGGCGTTGCGTTGAATCTGTCAGCAGGTAGGATTCTCATAACAAGCGACAAGATATAAAAAATAGGTTTAGGGGAGGGGCGTAAAAACCTCTCCCCAAAAACTTTGGAGAATTAAATGAAAAAAATATTAGTAATGGTAGGAATCCTATTGGGATTATCTGTTTTTGCATACGCAGATTGGATAGAGCCTTACGGATCAAGTTGCAAGAACGACTTATACGGTGGAACTATAACGGGGGTAGATGTAGTAGCAACAGACGATGTTACGGTTACAGACGATATTACTTGCAATACCATAGCGGCGACAAGTGCATCGTACGGTGTCAAGATTTCAAGTGCTTCGGGTTCGGGAACAAGCGTTTATATAGCAGGAGCGCATTCCACCCTGCCCGTTGGTGTACCCGCGGGTACGATTGCCGTGGATTCGGATGACTTTGGAGTTTATATCGCAACAGAAACAACCACTGCCGCAGGTAGCTGGGTTTTAGTCGGAAGTCAGTCTTAAAAAAACATGAAAGAATGGTCTAATCCTTACAACAGTTTTAACTCATACAAAGGTCTTCTTTACAGAGACCAATTTGAGGCTATTATTAAGGGCAGGATGTTACCTCCCATAGAGGTCAACCTAGACCCCTGTAATAACTGTCAGTTAAACTGTGTATGGTGTAATGCTAAAAACATTATAGACCGTAACAAAAAGGTAATCTTTACAAGAGAACACCTTATGTCAACAATAAAGAATATAGCTGAGTGGGGCGTAAAGGGGCTGTGCTTTGCTGGCGGTGGAGAACCGACCCTTTGCCCCGACTTAGCTGATTCAATGGACTACGCAACAGAATGTGGTCTTGAAGTAGCAATAATCACAAATGGACTATTTATAGACGATAATCAGATAGATTCAGTCCGTAGAAATTGTAGATGGATTGGTATAAGTGTAGACAGTTCCAACGCACAGACTTACAAAGGACTTAAAGGCGTAGATTGCTTTGACAAGGTTATTGAAAATATTGGAAAGTTAAAAGGTGCAAAAGAGATAACATATAAATTTTTAATTCATCCCATAAACCAACACGAAATTTATAGAGCTTGTGAGATAGCCAAAGAGTCTGGTGCAACAGGGTTTCATTCAAGAATGTTAGCAGAGGAATATTTAGAGAATCCTGAATACTCTTTTATTTACGAAGAAATAAATAAACAGTTATCTGAATGTCAAAAACTAGATGATGAGAATTTTAAAACTTACACTATCTATCATAAACAGGAAGGGAAAGGCAACAGAAGGATAAGATTTAACAAGTGTCAGGCAAGTCCCTTGCTGTGTATGTTAGAAGCTAACGGAGATGTGTCGGTTTGTATAGACAGAAAAGGCGACCCAAAAACAAGGCTTTGTTCTCACGAGAACTTTGAAGAGTTTAAAAATATGTGGGGAAGTAAAGCACACTTTGACTTATTGGATAAAATCTGTCCGAGTACTGAGTGCAAGAAATGTACCCTTAATATATATCAAGAGCTTTTAGAGGCACATAAGTCTGATAGCTTTTGCGTGAATTTCCCATGAAAAAAGCACTAATTACAGGTATTACAGGTCAGGACGGCTCTTATTTAGCAGAGTTTCTTCTTGCTAAGGGTTATAAGGTCTTTGGTCTTAATAGAAGGCAAAGTAACCCGAATATGGGTAATATAGGGGGTGTTCTTGACCGTATTGAGTTAGTTAGTGGGGATATGACAGACCAGACTTCGTTAGAGGCTGTAATTAAAGATACTATGCCTTGCGAGGTTTATAATTTAGCGGCACAAAGCCATGTACACACGTCATGGAAACAGCCTATTCTGACTAACGATATAAATGCCCTTGGAACGATGAGGTTGTTAGAGGCAATAAGGACAATTAAGCCAGACATAAGATTTTATCAAGCGTCTTCAAGTGAGATGTTTGGTAAGGTCTTAGAGACACCTCAGACCGAAAAGACACCATTTTACCCAAGAAGCCCTTATGGGATTTCTAAGGTATCGGCACATTATATGACAATAAACTATCGTGAATCTTATGGACTTTTTGCCTGTTCTGGAATATGTTTTAATCACGAAAGCCCACGCAGGGGAAAAGAGTTTGTTACACGAAAAATAACTCACGAAGCAGTAAAGATACAAAAAGGTCTATCCTCAGAAATAAGACTCGGTAATATTGACTCTAAAAGAGATTGGGGATTTGCCGGAGACTATGTAGAAGCTATGTGGAAAATGTTGCAACACCACAGACCATCGGATTATGTAATATCAACAGGCGAGACACACTCAGTAAGAGAGTTTTTAGAACTAACTTTTAATATATTAGGACTGGATTATAGGGACTACCTTAAAATAGACGACTCTTTAATAAGACCAGCAGAAGTGGACATCCTTATAGGAGACAACTCAAAGATTAAGAGAGATTTAGGTTGGACACCGAAAGTTAATTTTAAGAACTTAGTCAGTATGATGGTAAACGATGAAATTAAATCTTGGAGCAAGAACAACCAAGATTCCGGGCTTTAAGAACGTAGACATAAAGAAAATGCCGGGAGTTGACATAGTAGCCGATTTAAGTATGTTGCCAGTTAAGGACAACAGCGTAGAGGAGATTTACGCTTCTCATTGTCTTGAACACTTTTCGCATACCATGACTTTGGATGTTCTTAAAGAATGGCATAGAGTTTTAAAAGTCGGTGGAAAGATAAGCATAGCCGTTCCTGACTTTGACAAGATTATACAAGTTTATAAAGAAACAGGTTTTATGTCAGACTTTATAAGGAACTTCCTTTGGGGCGACCAGATATATAGGGAGGCTTACCATTACACTTGTTTTACTTACAACACTCTTTTAAGCCTTCTTGCAGAATCGGGTTTTACGAAGATTAAAAGAATAGCCAAAATGCCTTATGGACTTATGGATTGCTCTACATTAAGTATTAGGGGATTATGTCTTTCGTTAAACATGGAAGCAGAGAAATGAAGTTATCTACTTTTACTATCGTCAAAAATGAATCCGAATACATTGGTTATGGGATAATGTCTGTCCTTGACTATGTAGACGAAATGGTCTTTGCTGACGGCAATTCAACTGACGGCACGATAGAGATAATTGAGTATATTCAAAAGACTTACGATAAGAAAGGGAAGATTAAACTATTTAAGAATAAAGACTGCAAGAATCTTCAAAAAGATTATGTTAAGTTATTTAACTGGACTTTGAAACAATGTACCGGCGATTATGTATGGTTTTTACACCCCGATATGATATGCACTAAGTTTAAGAAATTGCCATACAAGGACATTAGATACAATGTTAGTATGGTAAGCATAGCCGGGGAGAAGAGAGACCTTTTAATTGTTAGGGGAAGAACTGATAAGTGGGCGACAATTTATAAAAACGATTATGGTCTTCATTATTACGGATATTACGGTTCTCACGAAGAGGACTTGTATTTTAAGGACATTACAGGCAACGACCACACATTTTACAAGGAAAAACTTATACCCTACAAAATAGGCGATTCCGAAATAGAGTTATATCATTACTGCGATACAAAGCCTTATAACAGAAGACTCCAAAGAATGATAAGAACATTAGAAAACCAAAGCCCTGAAATGGATAACAAAACAAGGAAAGAGTGGGCTATTAACCATCCAAGAGTCAACCTAGATTGCGGACATATGCTAGGGGCTAATTTTGAATTTAAGAGCAATCATTTACCTGAACCCGAAGTCTTTAATAAATATAAAGAATTTGAGGAGATTAGGAAATGAAACATTGCGTTATAGGCTACAAAGGCGAAGTCGGAAGTGCGGTATACCGTTTCTTGAAAGAGAGGGGCGAGAAAGTAACGGGAGTTGAAATTAAGGATAGGCTTCCCGATTATGCCGAGTATCTTCATATTTGTATACCCTACTCAAATAAATTCATAAAGACGGTAAAAGATTATGCTAGGAAAATTGATCATAAATATATTGTTATATTCTCTTCGGTTCCTGTTGGCACGACAGCGAAGTTTGGAAAAAGTGCCGTTCATAGCCCTGTTGAGGGAAGGCATCCAGAACTTTTTAGGTCTTTTACGACATTTACGAGATTTGTGTCCGGCGAAAAAGCCTCGGAAGTCGCAAGTTTCTTCTCAGAAAAAGGGATGCAAACGAAGACATTTAAAAGCACGAAAACGACTGAATTAGGTAAACTTCTATCAACAACCAGATATGGTCTAAACTTAATGTTCGCAGATATAGAAGCCGATATATGTAAAAAGCTTAAAGTAAACTTTCACGATTCAATTATAGAATACCAAAGGATGTATAACAACGGCTATTTAGCCATGAACGAAGCGAGATTCGTCCAACAGATGTTGACTCCACCCAATAAAAAGATAGGCGGGCATTGTGTTGTTCCTAACGCAAAACTGCTATTTAAGGATACAAAAAATCCAATTATAGGGAGAGTGGCTAAGTATGGATGAAAAAATGTTAGTTTCGTTTGTTGTGCCTATTTACAAGACAGAGAAGTATCTTGAGAAATGTCTCAAGTCGTTATTAGACCAAGAGTATAAGAACATAGAGATTATCTGTGTTTTGGATGGCAAGAATAATAAAGCCGAAAGAATATGCAAGAATTTAAAGTCCAAAGATAAAAGAATTAAGCAGATACTTACCATAGAACATGGTGGTGCAAATAAAGCAAGGAATTACGGCTTTAAGTATGTTATGGGCGATATAGTAAGTTTCTGGGATTCTGACTGTTACGCAGAGTATGGAATGGTAAGGATGTGGAATAAGGTCTTTGGCGAGAATAAGGACATATCCTTTGTTTACTCGGATTACAGGTTCAATGATGCTAACCAAACAATTTTAACATCTCAGCCATTTGACGATTATCAGATAACTTGCGGTAACTATATAGCGACAATGTTCCCTATGAGGAAAGAAGTTTTCCCCGGATTTGATGAGAATATAAAGTCCTTACAAGACTGGGATATGTGGCTTACGGTTATAGAGAAAGGGCATAAAGGGTATTACCTTGAAGGCAAAGCCTTTACAACTGAAATGAGGGAAGGCATTAGTTCTGAGGGTTGTCATCCTGACGAGTGGTTAAAAAGATATAACACGGTAAGAGAAAAACACGGTATCAAGGATAGAGACATTTGTTTTACGAGCCTTACTAACCCTGTTAGAGCAAAGAACTTAGCAAGAATACTCAAACAGGATTATCAGGACGATCCATCGTTTCATCCTCACGAATATAAGGCTATTTACTGTATAGGATTTTACGCATCAGCCGCTAATGTGTCAACGCAGGTCTTTGTCGGCTCTCCCAAAGGATGTAAAAAGATAGTTCATTGGATAGGCGATGATATAGAGAGCTTCTTTTCTCTGCCTTATGGCGGAGTCAAGATACTCGTAAAAACAATGAATAGTGCAGGGATAATAAACTATACCGAATCCGAACAGGGAAAACAATTATTAGAGGAATTGGGATTTACAAACATAGCAGTTCATTCGCTTCCTATGGACTTTAAAGATGTTCCTAAGCCCAAAGACTTTAAGATATTCTACGAATATGACGGTAAGACAAAAGACTTAATGTTGGCTTTAATTAACAGCTGTCCCGACATAAAGTTTGAAACACCCGACTTCTGCAATTTAGCAGACTATGCTTGTTTCCTGTCAATTACAGGCTCAGAGTTCCCAAGCGAGAATCTTAAAAGATTTCTTGCGGCGGGAAGACCTGTGATAACGAACTACAAACAATTATATGCAAACTACACAGACCCTAAGAGAGAAGACATAGTCAGAAAAATTAGAGAACTCAAAAAGGGGTGGAGTAAGTATAAACCTAACGAAAAAGCCGTTGAGCATTATAAGAACCTATTAAACATAGAGACTTTTGACAAGTCTTTAAAGGAGCTTATAAATGCCAAAAGTTAGTTTCGTAGTTCCCTTGCACAATAAAGAGGCATACATATTCAATACTGTTCAGGCGTTATTAAAGCAGACATTAAAGGACATTGAGATAATAATAGTTGATGATAAGTCTACTGACGCTTCTTTAGAGATAGTCAGGGGTTGTAAAGACCCAAGAGTCCGAGTGATAGCACTTCCTAAGAATGTCGGAAGAAGTGAGGCGAGAAACATAGGCAACAAAGCGGCTAAGTCCGATATAATATGTGTTAATGACGCTGATGACATTTCCCATAAAACAAGAGCCAAGAGAATATACAATTATTTCAAAAAGAATAAAGTAGATATGGTTTACAGCGGATTCGCTGTTTGTGATGACAACGATATTATGAGAGAACAGGTAGGCGTTCAGGACTTCAATTTAGAAACCGTAAGAAACACAAGTTTCTCTTATATATGCCATTCAACAATGGCTTATACTAAACAGTTGGCTGACAGGATAAAGTATTCTGACGGGAAGTATTCAAAGCTCGGAATAGACGATTGGAAATTTCAGATGGACATACTAAAAAAGGGTTACACTACGGGAAGCATAAAAGAGCCACTTGTAGTGTATAGAATGGCATTAGGCGGCATATCCCGTAACAGGGACGAGAGAGAGGTTACGAAACTTAAAATAAAAACCTTTAAGGAGATGTTTAATGAAGACCCTCTTTTTGCCAACTAACACACCACCCGTTGTCTTTTGGAGAATGTATCAGTTCCATAAGAAGATGAACGACATGAAGAAGTCTTCATATATTTATGGATGTGATATAGCTAACGAAAATATGGCTTCTTGGGCGGATCGGTTCAACGACAATCCCAAAGTCAGGGAACAGGCTTATTGGCTTTTGCAGAACTGTGATGTAGCCGTTATGCAATACTATACTCAGCCAATGTTCTTAGGTATGCAGTTAGCCTTTCAAGATGACTATAAGAAGAAAATACTTATAGAGGTAGATGACGAACTTATAGATGTACCTGCTTACAATCCGTGGGTAAAACAAGGCGTTAAGCCAGGCGGTATGCTAGAGAACCTGTTTAGGGAACAATTAAGAGCCGCAGACGGAATCGTAGTTTCTACTGAATATTTAAAAAAGACTTACGAACAATATAATGAGAATGTCTATGTCATACCCAATGCGATAGATTTTAAAATGTGGGATAATCCTGTCAGAGAAACAAAGAAGATAAGAATAGGTTGGTCTGGCGGAAATGGTCGTGATGCGGACTTAGAGATAATGAAAGAAGTTATCCCTGTAATACTTGAGAAATATAAGAATGTAGAATTTATGTTCTTCCACGGCGTGCCTGACTATCTAAAACACTTTGGAAATAGAGTTCAGCATGTTGAACGATGGTTCAATATAATGGACTATCCAAAAGGCTTGGCAAGTCTTGGATTTGACATAGGTCTTGCCCCATTACAGTCAAACTCATTTAATATGTGCAAGTCTAACCTTAAATGGCTTGAAATGGGTGCTTTAAAGATACCTACGGTAGCATCAGATGTTGAGCCTTACAGAAGGTCTATAGTAAACGGAAAGACGGGCTTTCTGTGCGATTCTGCAAGGTCTTGGGTAGAGGCACTTAGTATACTTATAGAGAAAGAAACACTTAGAAAAAGTATGGGTAAAGCGGCATATAATCAGATAAAGAAAGAATATAATCTTGACGAAGTAACAAAGAGATATGTCAGGGTTTTGGAGAAGACTCATGAACAGAGGCGAAATAAGAGACGAAATAAGACGACTTGTCAGGGATACGGACTCAACTAATCCCCGTTGGTCAGATACAGTCCTAAACGACAGAATTAACCAATCCCACGAAAGAATAGCTTGTCTTACTAAATGTATTATATCAAGGATTACGGACGGACTTGTTTCGGGTACTTCGGAATATGTCTTGCCAGACTATTTCCTTGAAGAGTTTAATGTCCTTTGGCTTGACTCTGATTCTGTTTGGAGACCACTTCAAAAGAAGTCTGAAAGAGAACTTGATTTAGAAGTCAGTAATTGGCGTTCTTTAACAGGATCAACTCCGTCAAACTACTATATCCGTAGAACAAGGGTTGGCATTGTACCTTATCCTGACTTTACAAGGGCTTCGGCTTTAAGGCTTGAAATAGCTCGCAGACCTGACGATATGACTTTAGACGCAGACATTCCTTTTGAGAGCAGGGCAGACCTATATCCATTTCATAATGTCTTAGCTATTGATGTTGCCATGAAATGTAAGATAGATGACGGTACTTATACAGATGCCTCTGGTCTTAAAGGGCTTGTTGACGAAGGCATTAGACAGATAAAGTATCAGAATTTACAGGACTCCGCAGATACAAGAATACAGAGTGTTTACGAAATAGCCAAGTCTTCCCCACGGAGAACAAGATGAAAAAATATATATTACCATTTTTAATTACCATATTACTTGGTTATTTTACCATATCTTATGGTTTGTTCACAGAAGAAGGTGGGACATCGTTGGCTACATGGACAGAAGAAGACGCAGGACAGACTACAGCAGGAAGACAGTTTTTAACTCCTGTCATTTTCTCAAGTTCTGTTTATTTACCTTCAACGGCTAACCAGATTTCAGGGGCAGGTACAGGGTCGGGACTGGATGCGGATATGTTAGATGGAACTCATTTGTCGTCAATTAACACATCTACCGCTTCATTACAAACCCAAATAGACACCTTAGAAGTTTCAACAGGCACACTTCAAACAGATTTAGCCACAGAGGTTTCAGATAGAGGACTTGCAGACACGGCTATTGGCGTAGCCACAGGCACTTTAAGGACAGATATTACCGCTTTAGGGGTTTCCACGGGCAGTCTTTTAACCACAATCCAAAGTATTCAAGCCGACACAACAACCTTACAAGGTTTGATTGATACCCTTGAAACAGATACTTCAACATTAGCAGGTTTAATAGACCAATTAGAATTAGATACGGCTACTTTATCAACGAGTAAACTAAATGCAAACGCCTCTTTTGGTGGAGATGTTTCGGGAACTTACGACGATATTTCAGTCAACAAGGCAAAAGGCGTTGATTTAGATACTGCCTCTTGGGTAACAGACCAATATTTGATTATGAAAGGAACTTATGTAGTAACCGCCGCCGCAGGGGCAGGGGACGCTATCCTTTCTGCAGACCAAGATTTTACAGGAGCAAACACTTTTAGCGGTGGAATAAATGTAACCGCAATTTCAACATTTACCGCAAACACTAGTTTTAGCGGAACAAACACACATACAGGGCTTGAAACATTTGACCGAATAGCAATATCCTCTGCTATGGGCGAGGGAACGCCAGTAGCGAACACGCTTTATAAAGACAATATTATAAAGGGTTGGATTTCATTTAACGGAACGGGAGTAATAGCTATAAATGCGTCTTTTAATGTGTCCTCAATTTCAGACAATGGAACAGGAGATTATACAATATCGTGGGATGTGGACTTTGCTAATGCTAATTATGCAGAAGCAGGAATGTGCGGAGATGACTATCTTTCGCAAGCTGCAATTGCTGCTGAAACTTTAAGGATAATGGCTAAAAACGATGCTGGAACAGCAACGGACAATGGTTTAATAACCGTAATAGCGGTAGGGAGCCAATGATGAGAATATTACTAATTATTTTGTTTTCAGTTTCGGTTTTATCTGCTGAAACAGTCCGGGTAATTTCAAGGACAGATGGCGGAGTATCAATTATTTATCCAGTAAAGAATTGCGACTTTAACAAAACTCAAAAAGAATTAGGATTTGAAGGCAGACCATACAAAGATGTTGATAAAAGTCTTATCCCTACCGACAGAAAATATCGTAATGCCTGGAAATTTGAAAAAGATAAAATCATCATTGACGCTGTTAAACAAACTGAAATTGATAACAAGGTAGCCGAAAAGACTTTATATGAACGGATAGTTGCAATAGAGCAAAAGGTAAACACTTTGGAAGCGGTAAAATAGGAGCAACGATGAAAACTGAGGAAGGGAAAATAGTCAACGAAAGAAAGATAGACTGGACAGCTGTTTTAATCGGGATAGTCCCGTCAGTTATTATAGCCATAGTAATAGGCTTGATATGGTATGGGGCAACAGATGTAAAGTTAGAGGCTCTTGAAGCTAAAACAAATATCCTTGAAACTAAGTGTGAAGATATTGGGGTAATCAAGAACGAATTGACTTGGATTAAAGAAGGAATAACCGACATTAAGAGGAGCCTAAATGGCGAACGAAAATTTCGCAACGGATCCTGACGAAGATGACAGATGTGCCTTTTGCAGAAGTGTAAACGGCGATGTTAGAGACATTCCTTTATTTCCAAAATGTTACCAATGCTACATACTCAAGAATAGAGAACATAAGAAAGAAATAGAGAGAGAATTAGAATGATAGCTGTAATAAGGCTTGAACATCCTTTAGAAAAATGCCCTAAATGCGGGCAAGACTTAGAGCCTAAGAATTGGGCTTATAGCCCGTTTGATTACATTAAAAAGAAATGGTGCGAAAAATGCGAGATACTTTATGAATATGAAATTCCTAAACCTGATACTAGTCCTGTGTTTAATAGTATCAATATACCTTAATATAAGGATTTCAAATGAAAGAGATGAAGAAATAGACGAAGTAAATATAGCGTGGGGATATATATATAAGCTTGAATATTTCGGAAGATTAGACAGGGGCGGATTTGAGAGGTACAGGACGAAACAGAGGAGGCTTTATGCAAAGCGAGGAAATAGTCAAGAAGGTTAAGGAAAGCGTAGGAAAACATAAACAGGAAATTGAAAGCATTAAAATTATTACCGAGTCGTTTGTTGAGAATGTATTATTTGACTGTCAGGACATATTAATTGAACTTGACACATTTAAGAAGTTTACGGAAGTCTTAGTTGAGGTCTTAGACCAATATACCCAGACAGGCATATTTGACCCGATAGACAGCCTTTTACTTAATCAGGGAATAACTTTAATCCTTTCAAGAAATCCTCAGCCGGAAGTATGGTATCAGAAATTAAGAAAGAAAGTAATTGACTTTATTGAGGCAGGGAAATGAAATTCCTAGAGAAACTAGAAAAGACATTTAAGTTTATGGAAGGCAAGAAAACCTATTTGGTCGCTATTCTGTTAATAACTAAGGCATTGATTAATTATAGCGGAAGCCACGATGTAAATACATTAATTGACCGTTCCATCGAGGCAGTCGGACTTACTACTCTAAGAATGGGAATTAAACGATGATTGACTTGTTTTTAGTTGACTTGCCTGAAATATTCGCAGAAACAGTTTCAATGTGGCTATTGTTCATATTCAACCATAAAGAATGGGAAAAGAGGTATATTAAAATTTATGACTTCACTAATTGTTCTGGCGGTGCTAGTGATACTAGTAAACATAGTTTTGAGGTAGATAATGAAAAGACTTCAATTTAACAAGATGTTGTTTATACTCTTGTCGTATATGGTTGATGATGATGTTGACTTTATCATTGACTATGTATTGAGGTCAAAAGAAGAACAGAAACGGCTTTTTGATAAAGGGCTTAGTAAATGCGATGGAACGATTAAAATGTCCGACCACCAAAAGGCACAGGCAGTTGACATATATTTCGTAGTAAACGATAAGATAGACTTTGGATTTGAGAGTCCAGAGGCTAAAGACTATGCAAAGAAGTATCACGATTTATGGGTAGAAATGGGCGGACAGCCTGTAATAATTTGGGATTTGTGCCACTACTCTTTTAGGTAAATAGGATAAAATAATGAAAAAATTACTGTTAGCCGTTGCTATGGTATTTGCTTACCATAGTTATGGTATATGTGAAGATAAACTATTTTCAATAGATACGCCCGGAGGTATTGTAGATAAGGTAGCCTCTGACAAAGTAAAAGATAACCTTGCTACGGATGCTGTTAATGTTGACCTTGATAGGGTAGTTGGAAACATTACCAAGAGAAGGGGTTATAATAAATACAATTCAACTGCTCTTACTGGAAGTCAGGCAGTAAGAAAACTCTACACATATAAACAAGTTGACGGAGATGAATATGTTTTAGCAAACTCGTCAACATCAGTCTTTTACTCAAAAGGGGATGGGGCTTTCACGGCAATCATATCCACGCTTTCAACTTCTTACACTTGCGATTTTGCTACAGCCTTAGATAAGGCTTATTTCTCAAACGGATCAGATAACCCATATAGATGGAATGGAACGACACTAGAAGACCTTACGGACACGACTATTTCAACAGGAATGGTTAAAGCTAGATTTATTAAGTATCACAATAACAGAATGTTTTATGCTGGCATAGACTCTTATAGAAGCACAGTCTATTATTCCGAGGTCAATAATCCTACTTTTATAGACACTTTTAATTGGATAAATATAAATGTATCAGACGGCGAAAACATTATAGCTATGTTTGTTTGGAACGGGACTTTATATGTCTTTAAAAGCCATTCAACTTGGACTATTAACGAAGTCTCAGCGGGTAACTTTATTGTAAGAAATGTCTCTAGGGAAATAGGATGTCTTTATCAAGACTCTATTGCTGAACAGGGTGGATTTATGACCTTTTTAAGCCATAGGGGAGTCGAGAAGTATGACGGTGCGTTTAACTTGATTTCAGAACCTATTGATATACAGATTAAAGATTTAAGGCAGTTGGTTACAGGGCAAGACGAATGGGTGCAAACGACAGCGGCGGATTGGGGTGCGGGTAGTGGAACAAACATTGACACAACGACCTATTCGGGGAGTGTGGCATTGGCAAATGGGTTGGGATTAAAAGAAAGTCAGACTAGCGAAACTGGTTATTTCAATATCTCATCAGGAACTCAATATCAATCTTTCTATACAAATACCGATATTATATTGACGACCATTTCCGTGATAAGTTTTCAATATACCTATGAATATGATTTGTTTTTAGATATAAAAACAAGCACTTCAGGGGCAACAATAACATCGGCGACTATATCCGCAAGCCAAATACCCAATGGCGGATCGAGTGCTAGGAAATTGGTAACTGCGGATTTTAGTTCGTCGAATTTCACTCTCACTGCAAATACGACTTATTATATAGTGTTTTATTCTACTGCATATCCTGACCATATTACTGGGGGGTATGATTATTATACCGCAAATACTTATATTTCCCTTAAAAGCGGAGATGCTTATACTAAAGGATTGTTTTTTGCCAATTATACTGGGCTGGGGGATATAACAGGATATGACGCTTATTTTACAATCTATGGACAGTCTATTTCTTCTGGTTCTTATACAACACAATCAAAGTCTGCTTCTGGTTGGGCGACTTGGGGCATTTTTGAGGTTAGCGATGTTATTCCATCGTCATCTAGTATTACTTACTATGCTGTAACAGCAACAAGTACATACAATCTGACAACTAATACTCCGTTTGAGGTAACTGATGGGATGCTAATCGTATCAAGCGTGGGCGAGTACATACAAATAATATCATCTTTTTCCATAACAGACCCAACGGCAATACCTTTAATATATGATATGTCGGTCAAATGGTACGGTGCAGAAATACCCGCAATAGGTATAACACATAAAGATGCTTATTGGCTTGCCGTGGCAACAGACTCAACA